ACTCTGCGTTATCATTTGTTGGGGAGCCGAAACGGGATAGAAGATATTGTTCGCTATCAATAAGAACGCGCTCGCGAACTGGACCCCAGTTGAAAAGACCAGAAATCGCACCGTCAGTAGTAGCGACTGCAGGGACAACCGTAGTAAGGTCAATTTCGGATACGTTTACACCTGGACTAACTTGGAATGGCATTGGTTTCTCCTTCCATGGAAAAAAGGTAATTTCATCAAATTATTTATAATTTGTTGTTTTTTTAGAATTTTTCATTAAATAGCCAATTACCAACCTGTGGTTCGTTAACCATCATGTCTGCCATTTCATCGCCGCTATCGACAAATCCAAAAGGCGTAAGGTCGTTCATAATTTCGTCTTCAGTTTTTTCTCGTAATTTCATCAGTGTATTTATGTTCGTATAATCTTTGAAATATTGCTGATCGGAAAGCCAAGCGAATAAGACCAACCCCATTACAAGGTCGTCATGTTTCCCTTCCTCAGCCTCGTAGCTTTGACCCTTTCTGGAAAAAGTCGCAAGTTCTTCGATAGTATGAAAGTCGTTTACCATCAACTGATTTTGTTCGATCAATAGTTTTAAGATTGAACAGCCGACTGATTTGACTGTTTTAGTAGTACGAATTCCCTTATCAACATTTGCACCAAACCCAGAAGTGATACGTTTACCTGAACGACCAGCACTATCAGTAAACAATACGTTATCATACTCAAAATCATAGTGAAGTGAATGACCGACTTGTTCGCCGATATCATTGATTTCAACCATAACCGAAGAATTGTTATACGCCTTACAAACTCTGAAAATAACATCAGCGTAGTCAATCGGTGTTACCATATTGTTTCGGTAGACACAAACCTGCTCGTATGGCATTTGAGTAACATCTATAATATGAAACGCAGAATAGTCTAAACCCTTACCGCGCGAAACGTCGACTAAACATACGTAACTGTGACCAGGAATCGGTTGAACATACTGCGATAGACCATCCTTATGAGTTATCGGCGTTTTATGTACCAACTCTTTCAGCTTCCAGCCAGCGATAAGAGTGCCAGAACTACCGAGGAACTCGACGCAATATTCCTGCTCGAACTTTTCGAAGTCGAAATTCATAGAGGACAGTGTATCCTGCTTCCACTTTTCGTCTCGACCTGGAACATCGTGCCACATTACCTTAATCGGTGCATAGCCGTTGCGCTTTTCCTGTGCATTTTGCCAGATAGCATAGAAGTGGTTTAGACCGTTTGGTGTTGAAACAAGAACAATTTTGGACTCTTTACCCGATGAAATCGTAGGATAAACAGAGGTGAAAAAGCTATCCCAGTTCTCAATAAACGCAGCTTCGTCGATGAACAGTAAGTTGATAGAGTAACCACGAATGGCGTCGGAGCTAGTGGCAGCGGCGATAACTCGGCTGTTATTTTCCAGCTCCATTGAGCCTTTGTTCCATTCTTTCACGCCCTGCTGCAACCAACGTGGCAGATGCTGGTATGCTAGCTGAATACGACCAAGAATTTCGCGAGCAGTTTCGCCCTTGTTTGCCAGCAATGCTACTGTCTTTTCGCCGTGGAAAATAATGTACCAGAGGACGAAGGCGCAAGTTACCGTTGACTTACCTGCTTGACGAGCTGTAGCGATAATGTTGAAGCGATTTTCCTGCATCGACTTCAGCATTTCTTTCTGATAGTCGTACAGCTTAAAGCTGACTAAGCCACGGTCGATGTTGATGATCTTCATATAGGTCTCAGTGAAGTACACTGGATCCTGAGAGCATTTAATATATTCTTGAACTAGGTCTGGCGTCCACTCGATGTTTTGGTTCGAGCGTTTTAGGTTTAGATTGCCGTTGTAGCCTTTTAGATTAGCTAGATCCACCATTTTTCATGTTCTCAATTACTTTTTGTAAATCGGCAGTCGAGCCAACGAACAAATTATTTGTCACTGTTTTAGCCTGATCGTTGGTTGGTGTATCCTTCGCATCGATCTCGCGGATATCTTTCTGTAGTGCCATCAAATCCTTGTTAGCTTGCAGCATCGTATCCATGAGTTTAGCTAAAACTTCGAAAGCTCTGGGATGCTGACTGCTGTCGGCGATCTGCGATAATTTTTCCATCGCATACACGCCGTTCTGAATTACCTCGTGTATATTAGAACGAGCTAACTCGAAATCGTTTTTCGCACTGTTGTCGTGAGCCTGAGCTACAATCGCCTTAACAGAATCAGTTGTAGTAAGCGGTGTTAAATTCAATGCATCACTAATTGGGTCGGGTTTCTTTTTTTCCATTATACGCCATAAGTTGTTTCAATTACATATCCGAAATCATCATCTACTTCTATAAGCAGCGGACTAATAGACGCCGCACCATTTGATGTTGGGCTACCATTAGCTAACAAGCCAGGAGTGATTACCGTATAATGATGATATGGTGTTTCTCCTGGAGCGTCTTCGATATTCGTAGTAGCTCCTGGTACATAAAATACAGTGTTAGCATATTTAATAATTGCGCTTTTCTTGATTGGTCCGTAAATGTAACCCTTCAGAGTAAAATCTAGCGTCCAAATAATCGCACGACGTTCTCTAAAGTCGCCTTCATATGTATCTTCCTGATAAATGCTGTTCATAACTACTGGAATTTCCATAGTTACATCCATCTCAGGAATCAAATTTACCGATACCGTAAAATCTGGAGTGAAGTATGGCAAAATTTGTTCGACGATCTTAGTGCCGTCTTCAGCATTTTTTACATAAACATAGAGGCGAAATCCGAAGTTGTATGGTACAGGATTGTATTGGTACTTTAACTTGTTAGCATTATCTGTGTCTTTTACTGCTATTCTTCCAGTAGTTCTAAGTTTTCTATCACCGTCATATGCAACATTAGTCATCTCAAATGACATGTAAGGAAGTGGCACAGTAGCAGAGGGACGATCTATGTTTGGGTCCATTTGAACACGAGCTAGCATTTTTTCTTTTGGTGCATATGTAATAGGCACACGAATAAGCTGCTCTAATCTACCAGTTGTGGAATTTTCTTTTGTAATTGAAATTTCATTGAATAGAGTGCCAAACAATGTAACGTATTTACGAATCGTTTGGAAATAAAATAATTGATTAAACATTAAATTCTACCTTCACTGAATGGGTCATAAACAGAAAAATCTACAAAGTCATCTGTTTCATTTTGAATTGCGTCGTTACCACCAGTACCTGTAATAGTTTCTAAATTATAACCTTCTTCAACAAGATAGTTACCATTTTCATCCATCAGGTAGTAACCATCTTCGTCTGTAATAGAACGATCAAGAATATTAGTGCTAAGACGAGTTTGAATAGAATCGATCTCAGGAATTCCAGTGTCGAAATCTTCATTACTATATTCAAACAGTTCGCAAGTCATTTCCCAAGTTTGCAATGCACCCAGCTGATAGAACATTTCTTGCTTGTTTACATACTTAATTTGGAAACATTTTTTATTCAATGGGAAGTAAATTATATCGCCCTCGCGCGGACGCAAGAACGAAAGTTGACTACCAATTTCATCATTAAATACGCGCTGTGCTACAGAAAATACAACTTGGTCGCGAATTTCAAGACCAAACTTCGACATGAAGTTACCATCGCCAGAAAACCCATCAACCGATTTAATATACATTTCAATCGGAAATGAGAGCGTATAAGATGATTGGTCGTCAGCTGTATATACCTTGTCCAAGTTGTTAATGTTTCTTGGAAGGTAAAACATATCTTCGCCATAAATTTTGATAGCTTCAATAATTAAATTTTCAAGTAGCAGCTGCTCTTGGAAACTAGAAAAATTATTGAAGTAAAAATTCGTTGCCATTGTTATCCAATCATATCTGTAGCTGGCAAGCTATAGCTGTAAATCATTTCTCTTTCTAACTCTTCCTTTTCTTCGTTCGCTTCGTCATAAATTTGTTGACCGTTGAAAGTAAGCCCACCAGGAAGCTGCATGCCCTGATACTTTTTAAGGTTATTACCCCACTGCATCTTAACTAAGCAATAGCAGTAGCGCATCAACCAGCGATCGCTCCACACATCATTGAATGTGGCAGGATCAACAATTTGATATGCTTCAACAAGAATGCTGTCGCCAATATTAAAAAGGTTCCAATCAGTGTCGATATATAATTTATTTACATGTCTGTTATAACGAAATGGTTGCTGACCAACAAGCATCTGCTCAAGGAACTGAACATGCGTTAGCGCCATATAGTAAGGAACCATTGAAACCGATGTCAGCGTATAAAGATCGTTCAATGCGATCTGATAACGAATGTTAAACAAGTTGTTGGTGTTAAGACCCTGACCGATCGGAAATAGGTTTACAGCGCCAATTACATTTTCAGGTAGCGTAATATACTTGTTATCAATATCAGTTTCTGTCACAACATGCTTATAAAAAATCTTTTCGGTGCCATCGAAATGGTAATCGTAGTAATACTTCAGTGCCTCGTCGATACGGTCATCGACTTGATCATCGTCTACGTTGATCTCGATAACTGGTTTACCAAGTCTGCGAAGAATATATTCTTTAAACTCGGCTCTTGATGAAGGTACTGACATTGAAATTCCTTATTACGCGCTATAAATCAAAATTGACTTGTTACCAGATGTACCGTGAATACCGCTTATATCACCGCCGAATGCATAAATTCTTGTTTTTTCAAAAGCAATATCTGAGGTGGTTGATATTGGAGTCATAGTGTACATAGTACCGCTACCGCCACTACTAGTATACCAACGCATACTATTTAAAAGACTGGAGGAAGGAACTGTAGAATTTAACATATCAGAAAGCCTTATATAGAGCGTTCCAAATGCCGTTCTATAAATTATTTGTCTAACTTCGCAGTATACTGTACCAGAATTAATAAACCCCGTTGGACTGCTTATACTACCAAAAGATAATGGTGCAAATGTATCAGATTTATATCCATAACTGGAAAACCCATACAAAGTTTCGCCGTTTGAAGGTGTGAAAGGCAAACCAACATCAACAGACGAATCTACTGTCCAACTACCAATAGTATATCTAAAAAATGGTTTGGCTGCAACACTTTTCCAATCAGATAAAGCTATGTCATTTAAATTACCAGAATTATAACTAGCTATTTTACCAAATACTCCATATCCGAGGCTACTAGCATCAAACCACTGTTCTTTACCAGTTAAATCGGAAGCTGAAAGCGCACCAGAACCAGTAAAAAATATATTTCGTATATTATTATAACTAATCGTACTGGATGGTGTAAATTGAGCTGAGTTGTCTGGATACGCCATAATTAGCCCTTATTTTCTAATACTTCAACTCTAGCTGTTAATTCTTTAATTGCTTCGATTAACAACGGAACTATTTTTTCATATTGAACAGTTTTATAGTTTTCGCCAGAAATAGATTTCGAAACACCATTAATCCACTCAGTATCAAATGGTGCTGGTTTAACAGCATGCGGTAGTACTGCATCAACTTCTTGAGCAATAACACCAACTTGTTCGCCATCGTCTTTATAACCATATTTTTCTGCAACTTCATTACTACGATAAGTTACGCCAGAAATTTGTGTAACTTTGCAAAGAGCGTTTTCTATAGGATTGATGCACTTTTTAAGTCTTTTATCGGAATAGTATGCAGTAATGTTTCCAGTAGCAACTATTTCGCCAGTAGTTCCTGTTGCTGATGTTCCGACACCAAACGAACCGAAACGAACACTAGAAGTTGTGCCAACTGCTTGCGCTATGCAAACTGTTACTGAACCCGTAGAGCCAGAAACCGACACGCCAGTTCCGCCAGACAAAGAAGTTACTGCGCTTGTAACAAATCCTTGTCCATTAACATAACCGCAAGTAGCGAAGCCGCATGTTGGCGTTGTAATAGAGCCAATTCTACCGTAGGCATCAACACAGATACAGGAAACACCACCACCCGTAGCGCCATAAGTTGCTGCGCCAGGACCAGCTGTAGCAAGGGATATTGTTCCTGAGGTGCAAATCGTATTAGCGTCCGCACCACCCGCTACGACAAGACCAACACCTGTATCAACTTGTGTAACAGTTCCGCTACCTGCAGAACCATTAGCTGCAGCTGTAATTCTACCATAGCAGTCAACGTAAAGAGTAGGAGCCGCGTAACAACCAGCAGTTACGGCTGTGGTTGCTAGACCAAGAGTTGGATTAGCGCCACTGTATGTTGCAGCTATCTGGCCAGCTGTAACAGAAACGGAAGTTACAACATTACTGAAGTAGTTATTTGTTGTACCGCCACCACTGAAAAGAGCATGACCCGCTGTTCCAAAACTACCGTTAGCTGAAATTGCAGCAAAAGCAGCGTTAGAATTAAACGTCGTTACATTTGAAAAAGTTAACTGACCGTTTACTGTGAAATTTGAAGAAGTATTAACATAGGTATTAGATACGAAAACGCCAGTGCTATTTGCAACGATACCAGTATTAGGATTTACAGAAATCGTTCCTGTAGTGCTAACTGGTCCGCCAGTTAAACCAACACCCGTATTTACCTGACTAACAGTACCAGTACCAGGAGTAACCCAATAAGGAGAACCAGTAGAACCGTTTGAAGCGAGTACCTGACCAGAAGTACCATTGCTGCCGTTAGCAGTAATAGGAATACCATCAAGAAAAAGCCTACCGCCCGATCCTGTTATTGTGAGCGTATTGGAAAATGTATGAACATTTGTCCAGCTATATGTAGCAGCAACATTAACTGGCGTAGCAGCCCAATAAGCATTAGAACTTGTTCCGCCCGAAATTAAAACTTGCCCAGCCGAACCGAACCCACCATTCGCAGAAAGAGTGCTGATAGCAGCGTTTCCATTAAATGTAACAGTGTTGCTAAAAGAATGAGTATTTGTCCAAGAATATTGAGCTGCTTGGTTTACAGTAAGGGTCGTCGGAGTGGTCCAATAAATACCAGTGCCGTTGGAGGCTAGTAATTGACCAGCAGACCCAGAACTACCATTGGCAGTAAAAGAAGCCGAATTATCTACGACAACATTCGAGTTTAGAGATATCTGCGAAGAGTTTGCAACGATAGTGTTGCCAACGGTGCGAAGACCGTTCTTGACGACGAAATCTTTATCAGCCATGGTTCCCTTTCCCCAATGGTGTTATTTTGATTATTTATAAAATTTGAGCTTTACTTTTTTGAAAATACTAGTATAATAGAATATGAAAAGGAGATATAACATGAGTGCAGATGTAGAAAAAGGTTGGGGTAAAGAAACTATTTTCGCTTCTAACGAGCATTACGCTGGTAAGTTTCTTCAATTTGAAAAAGCTGGCTCTAAGATGAGTATGCATTTTCACAAGGAAAAAGACGAAACGTGGGTTGTTTTGAACGGAGCTTTTCTTCTTAAAATAATCGATACGTCAGATGCGAACGTTCGAGAAATCGCCCTAAATCCAGGAGACACTTGGAGAAACCCACCGTTGCTTCCGCACCAGCTGGTAGCTCTAGAAGATAATTCTGTTCT